TGTAGAAGCTATTGTAAAATCTTTACCACCTGATCAAGGAAGAACTTTATTAGCAATAGCTAAACAAGATAAGAATTGGGTTGAAAGATCAAAACCTGCTAGAGTAGGAACTAATGAATGGTTTAGGCGTATGTTGGATATGCTATGAGAGCAAGAGAATTTATATTTGAAAATACAGTAAAAAAATTAGGTCGTGCTTTTAATCATTTAGAAGATCTAGTTTTCTTTTATGGAAGTCAAGGAACAATTGAAGCGTTAGAGCATATTCGTGAAATAATGAGCGAACAAACAACAAAGAGTATTAGAATTAAATGGGATGGAAATCCCCAGATATATTGGGGTAGAGAAGTAGAGGATGGACCTTTAATATTGGCAGGACATAATGGGTGGAGCAGAGGTGCTAAAACAGATAATCCTAAGGATCTTGCTAAGTTCATAGCCTATGGAAGTGGCGACCCAAAGACAGATCAAGAAAAACAAGCCCGTATCACATTTGCTAAACAATTTGCCGGATTATATGAAATATTTGATGAGGCCACTCCTACAGACTTTGTAGGCTATGTTTATGGAGATGCATTATTCTTAAGTAAACCTCAGGTTGATGCAGAAGGAAATTATACGTTTTGTCCAAACCCTAAAAGTCAAACCTGTTATCATGTAAACACAGAGAGTCCTTTGGGACAGCAAATATCCAATGCACAGGTTATGGTGGTTGGTCACGCATATTTTTCAGAGTTTGGAATGGATGATAGTGATCAACAACCTTTAGATGATTTTACACAGTTTAATCAAAATCCTATGCTAATTGTTCAAGGCCCAGTGTATGTTAGCAATCCAACAGGATTAGACACTAAGAAAATTGACGAAATAGAACAGGATTTAACCAGTAATGCTAGATTAATAGACAATTTTCTGCAAGAAACTCCTGGACTAGGTGATCTAAAAAATATTCTATACACATATGTTAATCAAACTGCAAAAGCAAAACAGTTAGATAACTTAGGAATGCAAAGTTTTTTGAGTTGGCTCAAGAGTAGTAAGGTAAGTACCCCCAAGCAAGGCAAGATAGAACAAAAACTAGCACAAAACCAAGGTGCCTTAGATGCTATTTTCACCATTGTAAGTAAATTGATGACTATCAAAGATCAAATTATAGGTCAGTTAGAAAGCCAACGTGGAGAAATATGGGCTACAAACGCGGAAGGTTTTGTGAGATACGCACAAGGTAAACAATTTGGCAATGTCAAATTAGTCCCACGTAAAACCTGGATTCCTAAGTGATTTAATTTTTTGAAATTAGTTCTAATAAGGGCATTTTTAACATAGTTTGGTAAATAATATTACAAAGGCCTATAGAGAGTAGGCAAAGCCAACGAGGAGAAATATTATGGCAACATTTACAAGAGTAAACGGTATTAGCGGACAACGTGGTACATTTGCTAGTACATTACAATTAAAAGCATTCAAGATTGTTCCAGCAACAGCATTTGTTGACGGAGTTGATTCCACAGGTGAACTAACAGCACGTGAAATTGGTACTACTGGTGCTCTCATTAATGTAAAAAATGATGGAACAAGCATGGTAGTTGTTGGTGATGGACATGCTTTAGATGTCAATGCACTGGCTCGTAGAGTAGATATGGTGCTTGGTGGTTCTGGTGTATTTACAGGTACAGGTACAACTAGTCTTGTTACTGTAACAGAATTAACAAGTTTTTATAGTATAACCTAAATATCTTAATAAATTACATAGGCCTAGATAAACTAGGCCTATTTTTATGACTGTTAAATACTCCTATGATTTACAGTCTTTATACCTTAGTAGATATAACCGAAACTAGAACATATCGTAGTAGAAGTGATCTTGAACGTTTGCAACAACAAAATTTTGATACCATAATCAGTGTAATAAGCCTCAGCGGAAATGTTTATTATGATGGATCGCCAAAAAAAATTCCAGCATCAATATTTGGAATGGATGAAGATATGTGCTGGTATTTCGAATGGCGTATGGAATTAGAAGGTTTATTTGAAAAACATGGCGATCCTCTATATAAACTGAAACAAAGTTTTGAATTCATACCATATATTCCAAATTTAACCGAAACCACAAAATTCGTACGTTCTATTTTTATTTTAGGTCGTAATATAGTTTTTGATTTTAGAGAATAAATATAATTGTACAGGCGTTCATAGGCATTTTAGGCCAGTTATTTTTTTTAATGGAGCAAATATGCCTACTATAGATGAACGCATGGGTGTTGTTGAAACCAAGATTCAACATATCACTGAAAAAATTGATGATATAAAAATAGATTTAAAAGATGTGCACGACTGCATTGATAGAACGCGGGATATTTTAGATAAAAAACTAGATGAAATGCTAGATGAATATAGATTAAATAGAGAACGTTATTACAAAGTCTTAGATGATAATAAGCAGGAATCAATGCAGGCACATAAAATATTACAAGATACTATGCAAGCAAAGTTTAGCAGTATAGACGAATTAGAAAAATTTAAGAAAAAGATTTTGTACTTTTCCATAGCAATAACAGCTTTTTTAGCTGGGGCAGGATATCTTACTAGCGGTGAAATAGCTAAGATAGTTAAGTTAGTAGTTGGATAATGGTGAATGTTTCTTGCAGAATTTCAGGAGGGTATTGTTGATCAAGCGGTCCAATTTCACGATAAATTAAATCCTTTACTTTTTGATAATAACTATCTTAATAAATTAATTAGATATAAATTATTACTTATTGCCCAAAACTTTGTAAGGTTTATAGATATCCCTAGATTGAACCTAGTAGATGTTACCTTAAGCGGAAGTAATGCTGCTTATACCTATACGGAACACAGTGATTTAGATCTTCATCTTGTAGTAGAAATTTCCCATGCAGCAGAATTTCATCTAAAGCAATTATTTGATGCTAAAAAAAATCAATATAACTTTAATCATGATATTAAAATCAAAGGGATAGATGTTGAATTATATGTGCAGGATAGTAAAGAAAAACACATTAGTGCAGGAATTTATAGTGTGTTAGATGATAGATGGATTAAGGAACCTAATCCAGTTAAAGTTAACATAAACGACAATGATGTAAAGCGGAAAGTAGAAAATTATTTAAATAAAATAAAGAGAGCCATTAAGACGATTGACTATGATAAAGTTAATTTTGTTAAAACAGAAATAAACAAGTTACGCAAAGCAGGATTAGAAACTACTGGTGAATTTGGAGTAGAAAATCTAACTTTCAAGGTTTTAAGAGCTCAGGGATGGATAGATAGGTTACGACAACATCTCTATGATTTAGAAGATAGACAGCTAAGTCTTAAGGAAAGAAAATGAAACGTGATGAAATATTAAGTGAATTTAAAAAAGGCATAAAAGCTCGCAAGTACAATAGACGTTATGTTGATCCAGATCGAGAATCGGAAACACTGATAGCTCCTCGTATACCTCCTAAGAAAAAAGACGATATAAAAGAACAAAGAACAGACTACACCAAAGACGAGATATTAGCAGTACTTACGAGGCAAAAAACACAGGCAGAAGTTGATGCAGAAGCTTTACGTACTAGAGGGCCTGATAAAGGTAACCAACCTAAGCCTACTACGCCACCACCTAAGACAGTTCAAACTAAAGAAACTACGGGAGCACCTGTAGGAAAAATTACCAAAGTAGATCCTACAACTAAAAAAGCCACTGTTACTAAGACAGATGGAACTACTCAAGAAGTTGACCCAACCGCACTTAAACCTACACCAGATGGTAAAATGCAGATGGATGCTCCTGACACAGATGACTTAACAAATAAAGAAGTAGTTAGCACTGAAGATGCATTAGCACCTCCAGGTGATAGTCGTAGTCCAATACACGGTGATGAGGATCACGATGAAGTAAGTAAATTACTAGTTAATAGGCTACGAAAACTTGCAGGTTTACAAGAACAACCAGCTCCAGCACCAGTTCAGACAACAACACCAACCACTAATCCTGCAGCCGCACCTACCAGTCAAATACCTGATGATATAACAGTAGCAGGAATGTTAGATGACTCTGAATTGTCTCCTGATCAAAAAGCCATTGCGCGTAAGATACTAGTAGCGCAACCAAACGGCACTATAGATCTAGCTAGAACCGTTAGGAATTTGTCTAGAGAAATGCTTGAACTATTCCCACAAATTGTTGATATGATGAAAGACTTACAAACAAAAGTTCATGATGCTATGGAGGATCCAGAATTTAGCAAACTAGCATCTGCTAACCAAAAAGTGTATATCGATTTACGCGATCATCTTGCTGCTGTAATTCCACAGCTAGAGTCGCAAATAATGCAGATGGCAAAAAAACACGATGCATTTTTCAATAATATGGAACTACAGACTGGACAGTACGGTGATAAACAAGTTCAAGAAGCCGACGCGCTGCATAGATATAGACAGTCTAGGCCAAATACAGATGATCAACAGCTAGAAGCAATGCTGCGTATAGCAGGACTAAGATGAAAGTTAGCGAAGTATTAAAACATTTTACCATATTCATGACCAACAAGGAACGTGCTCTGCTTCCTCGTTTGACTCAGCCATGTCTTCTAAAAAGTTTTCCTGAGCGCGATCAATTCACAATAGAAGGTATGATTCGCAAAAGTTTGGTAACTAAGATAGGTGAACATAATCCTAAGGTAGTTGCTAATGAATACAAAAATTAAAGACTTAAAAAAATTTGTAGAAAATGAGATAAAGGTAAAATTACCTGTAACAATTTTACCTGACCAAAGTTTAGTTTATAAAAAATATAGAATAAAAAAAACCAAAAACAATACATGGGAATTAAAACAAATAAAAAGCAGTGATATAATAAGTTATTTTAACACTAAATCTAGTGCTTTATTAGCCGCAAAATTTTATGATAACCAATATTTTACTAAATTTATAGAAATCAAAGAATTAGATAGAAAATTAATTTCAAATCTTGTAGATATTGAAATATATAAAACTAGGCTTAATTCAAATATAGATTATGAAAAAAGATTATTGTTTGAAATAAAATTAGATATGTGCCAACGTAGGTATAGTCATTGTAAAAAAGAAATCGCAGGGAGATTAAAGACAGAGTTTTGATAAATAAAGTTAGATCCTTTAGGAATACAAAATGCAGATTAAAGACCTTTCGCATCCAAAAAACAGTAAAACACTTAACGAAAGTATGGCTAAAAAATTTGGCTATAAATTAAATCTTGATAGTTTTACACTAGAACAATTACAAATTGCTCGTGACCGCGTAATGGATAAAATTACACAATTTGAAGGCAATAAAGAATTTGATGCTGTATATGAAAGTAATGAATATCATAAAGATCGTATGTTTTTAGACGTTCTTATCACAGCTATTTCAGAACGTAGTCTTAGCCCAGGCGAAGAACAGAAAAAAGAAAAATACTTTAAAGGCATGAAGAAAATTAAAGGAGATTTCAAAAAACGTTATGGAGATAAAGGCGAGGAAGTTATGCATGCTACAGCCACAAAAATGGCGAAAAAAGAAAGTTTAGAAGAGGCAATGCAAGTGCTACGCTCTGCACTACATAGAAAAACATTACGTGAAGGCGAAGAAGAAAAGGCCGCTTTAATTATGAGCGCAAGAGATATGGTAGACAAGATTACAGGCTGGTTAGAAGATGTGGCCAGTCTTAAGTCAGAAACTATGTTAGAATTATTAGACTCTATAAGAGACGAACTAGGAAGTGAAGTAAGTGGACAGTTTGCAGAAAAAGTAAAACCAGCATTAGATGAAATCTATACCGTTTTAGAACGCAATAGGCAAACACTAGCACAGGCAGTGGCAATAATAACAGGCGAAGAAGCTCCAGGATCAAATGAAGGTGCTCCAACTCCTGCACCAGGCGAAGAAATGACTCAAACTACAATGGGAGCGAATGACTTTCCTTCAGGAGATGAGTTCGCTGCTTCACAACCATCAGCAGGCGGAACGGAACCAGCAGGCAGAGCCAAACGTGAATCAATCGAATATAGCCGTAGATTAGGCATATTATTAAGCTCAAAAAAAAACTAGTAGAGGGTGCGGATAATTTAATCCGCATCCTACAACAACTTAGAAACCAAGCAGATAATAAAAAACAGATAGCTACCTATACATGGGACCAAATTTCATCGATGTTAAGAAATGTAAGTGGAATTTATGTTGACTATGAAACTTTCAAAGCAGAATATGATAGTATTCCACAAATGAAGAAAATAGTAGATCGTTTTGATGCTACAGGTATCACATTAAAAACAAAGGCTCAGCCAACCGATACCCAAAGTCAAGGTCAAAGTAATATAATGAGTACAGCTAAACGGGCAGCTACAAAAACTCTGCAACAACCAGGTTGACAAGTATGAAACGGTAACATATACTAAGTATATTATGACCTTTCTTGTATCCAAATATAATTATAAACCTTTACCACGAGAAGAATCAGCAGGACATAGATTATATGCTACTCCGGAAGGGCATCGTGTTCCAAGTGTAACTACTATATTAGATCGTACCAAACCAGCCGAAACCCGCGAAGCATTAGCCAGATGGCGTATGGCAATTGGTGAACAAAAAGCTCAGGAAATTGTTACAGAAGCAGCTGGGCGAGGAACTAGGATGCACAAGTTTCTTGAAGATCATATTAAAGGTATTCCTTTAAAAGACACAGTGACTAACCCATATGCTCAACAAAGTTTGGATATGGCTCGTGTAGTTATAGATAAAGGATTTGTTAAAATTGATGAAGTTTGGGGAAATGAGGTTCCTTTGTACTTTCCAGAATTGTACGCAGGAACAACTGATTGTGTAGGCTTACACCAAGGTCAAGAAGCCATCTTAGATTTTAAACAAACAAATAAGCCTAAAAAATTAGAACATATTGATGATTATTTTTTACAACTCACTGCATACGCATTGGCACATAATGAAGTTCATGGAACAAACATTAAAAAAGGCGTTATTCTAATGTGTACCAAAGATATGAAATATCAAGAATTTTTATTAAAACCACAAGATTTTGATATGTGGGTTGATAAATGGTGTGAAAGGGTAAGCCAATACTATAAAATAAGCTAAATATCCAAAAGAGGATATTTTATGGCTGTAGTTCAAATTAGTCGTATTCAAATACGACGCGGGCAGAAAAATCAAGGAACAGGAATACCACAATTAGCCAGCGGTGAACTTGCTTGGGCTATAGATACACAAGAGCTTTATATTGGTGCCGGAGCTGTAAGTGAGGGTAGTCCTGCTGTAGGTAATACTAAAATTGTAACAATAAAAGATAACCTTCTTGAGTTAGTCAACCAATATAGATATAAAAGGAATAATCCTTTTATTCAAACCTCTAGTGATCCTAATAATGCTATAACTTTATCTTTAGAAGAAAGATTAGATCATAGAGTTACAAATGCGTCATATGGAATATTAGATAATGATCAAGATATGACCATTCAAATACAACATGCAATTGATAACCTTTTTATAACAAATAAATCTAGTGGCCAATCTCAGCGTGTTACATTAGAATTTCTTCCTGGAAAATACGTAATTAGTTCGACTATATATATTCCTAGCTATTTAAGTATTATAGGATCAGGACCACAAAAAACAATTTTTGATTATAAAGGAACAAATGGTCCTGTATTTCGATTTATAAATGATACATCAACTATATCTACAAGAAATTTTACAATAGGTTTGAACGCAAATTTGTATAATGATACTGGAGTATATAATCAACAACCTAGAAACATTATACTTAAAAATTTTAGTGTGAAAGTTAACGAATTAGATACTGCTTGCTTTTTAATGGAGTCAGTGCGTGATAGCATTTTTGAAGATTTAGAAATAATTGGCAATTATGATTGGTATGCAGGAGTAGATTCTAGTGTGCCTATTATTTCAAATAATTTTGCCTTTAATTTACAAGGTTTTAGTTCTTTGATAACTTCAAAAAACAATAAATTTAGAAACATATCTATTTCACGATATATATACTCAATCGTTAGTGATTACGACATTCTTAACAACACTTGGGAAGACTGTCAAATAAAAGAATCAAAATATGGTTTTATTTTTGGACAGAATACTTCAAATATTCTTGGACAAAGATATGGTCCTAGTAGAAATATTATAAAAAATTCTTATTTTAACGATATTAAAGAAAATGGTATCAGTGTGATAAATGGGTATGGCAATGTTTCTACTAATAACATTTTTATTAATGTTGGTAATGACGGCTCGGGTAATTTTGTTACAGCAGATGGTAGTAGCATTATAAGATTTGTCACAAGGGGAAATATTAGTTCCAATGATTTATTTGACAGAGCACATAACAATTATTATAACGAACAAACTAGTACCCTAATAGATTATAGTCTAGCAGGGTCAAATTATGGCTATAGATATTACCAAGAAGTAGAAGGATCTACTTACTTTATTAATAATGCATCAAATATTGTTACTTTATTACCACAAATATCAAATGCTATTACAGCTTTTAGAATTCCGTTTTCGGGAGAAACGAGTTTAGTTATAAACTATTTGTTAAAAATTAATACTGGAAGACAAATGCGTAGAGGAACTTTATCTGTAGCTGTTGACGATACAAATAATGATTTATGCTTGTCTGACGACTATGACTATGTGGGTAGTTCTGGACAAGACTTGAACATAGTTTTTTCAGCTGATTTTGATGCATCTGGGACTTGTATCCTCATAAAATACACAAATATCAATACTACTTATCCGTCTACTCTTGCTTACGTTTATTCTGCATTATCTTAATGGTAATCTAGTGATTGACATATCAAAATAGTTATGTATAATAACTTGCTTTAAGATGATAAAATAATATATTCATCAATGAAAAGAAGACAGATAATTTTCCTGTCAATAATTTCCTAAAAAATGTATCATCTTGAAGAGAGATCTATGTTGCAAATAACAGTAATCAAAAGAAATAGCAGTAAAGAACCACTAACACTAGAAAAATGGCAGGCTCAAATTGCAAAAATTTGCAGTGGGATCGCAGATGTTAGTCAAAGTATGATAGAAATTAAAGCTCAACCACATTTTTATGATGGGATAACGACAAGAGAAATTGATGAAATAACGCTTAGAGCAATAGTTAATTTGATTGATATTGAACATAATCCACATCTAGGACATACTAATTATCAATATGTTGCAGGTAAACAGCGTCTAAGTATGCTACGTAAGGATGTATATGGGAGCTATGAAGTTCCTCATCTATATGAAATAGTTAAACGCAATGTTCAAACTGGATTATATACAGCCGAACTCCTTTCGTGGTACTCTGAAGAAGATTGGAATAAAATGAATGACATTATAGATCATTCTAAAGACGAGCAATATAGCTATGCTGCTATTGAACAACTCATTGAAAAATATCTCGTAAAAAATCGTGCCAGCAAAGAAATTTACGAAACACCACAGATTCGATATATTGTGGCAGCTGCTACAGTATTTCATAGGGAAGAACCAAACACTGCTCGGATGCGTTATATAAAGGAATACTATAATGCGGCTTCCGATGGCCTATTCACTCTTGCAACCCCTGTGCTTGCTGGTCTCGGGACACCTACTAAACAATTTTCTAGTTGCGTGCTTATCCGTAGTGATGACGACCTTGATAGCATTTTCTCCAGTGGAGAAATGATGGCTAAATATGCCAGCAAACGAGCTGGTATAGGTTTGGAGATAGGGCGTCTAAGGCCATTGGGTAGTCCCATACGCGGTGGCGAAATTATGCATACAGGAATGATTCCTTTCCTAAAAAAATGGTTTGGAGATTTAAGGAGTTGCAGTCAGGGTGGAATTAGAAACGCAAGTGCTACAGTATTTTATCCTATTTGGCATTTTCAGTTTGATGATCTTATTGTGCTTAAGAACAATCAAGGCACTGAAGAAACAAGAGTCAGACACATGGACTATGGTGTTGTACTGTCCGCATTGTTCTGGCGTAGGTTCAAAAACAAAGAAAACATTACATTTTTTGACCCCAATGAAGTCCCGGATCTTTACGAGTCTTTCTACAAAGATACCGAACTCTTCGAAGAACTTTACATCAAATACGAAAAAAAACCAGGCTTGAGAACGAAATCTATCAGTGCTGAAGAAGTATTTAAGGGAGGCATACTTAAGGAACGAACTGATACCGGACGTATATATCTTGTGTTCATAGATAATGTAATGAAACAAGGTTCATTCGATCCAGAGTATCACACTATATACCAAAGTAATTTATGCTGTGAAATCCTACTCCCCACACGCACATTCAAAAGATTGGACGATCCAGAAGGCCGAATCGCTTTGTGCACTTTGGGTTCCATAAACTGGGGAAGTTTCCGCCATCCCGAAGATATGCGTCGTGCTTGCCGTATATTGCAGCGCAGCCTATGCAATATACTTGATTACCAAGATTTTTTAAGCATACAAAGTAAATTAAGCAATGATGAAATACAACCATTAGGCATTGGCGTAACTAATTTGGCCTATTGGCACGCTAAACGTGGATTAAAATATGGCGAAAAAGATGCTTTGGCCGAAGTTAAGAGTTGGATGGAGCATCAAGCATATTATCTAACAGAAGCTACAGTAGAACTGGCCAAAGAACGTGGCGCTTGTCTTGCCAGTGATAAAACCTGGTATGGTCGTGGTATATTCCCTTGGGAGCGCAGGGCGAGAGGTGTAAATGATTTAGCCGATTTTACTCCTGAATTAGATTGGGAACCTTTGCGCGAACAAATGAAACTACATGGTGTACGTAACGCTACATTAATGGCTATTGCTCCTGTCGAATCTAGCAGTGTTGTGATTAATAGCACTAATGGTATTGAAATGCCAATGAGCCTTATCAGCACTAAAGAAAGTAAGGCAGGATCGTTCACACAAGTGGTTCCCGAATATCATAAATTGAAATACAAATATCAATTGATGTGGGAACAGAAAGATTGTGTTGGTTATATAAAAACTGCAGCAGTTCTTGCAGCCTATGTAGATCAAAGCATCAGCACCAACACTTTTTACAACCCTGCACATTACCCAGAACGTAAAGTTCCTATCACATTAATAGCCAAAACCCTAATGCAAGCACATTATTGGGGCATCAAAACTTTTTATTACAGTTTAATAAATAAGGCCGGAAGCAAGGTAACTGAAGAACCCAAATTAAATGGATATCAAGGTGCAGAGCTTAATGGTTTTCACAAATTGGAGAAAGAGTGTGAAGGTTGTATTTTATAAAAAAACGATAGGATTTTTGGAGATAGTTATCTTGCTGACTTTGAAAGTACTATACATAAAAGATCAAAAGAATCCACAACAATGCGTAATAGCTTAAGATAAAAGATAGCATAAAACAGAAATCTATACTAAAATCGAAAGAAGAAAAAATGTCCATAGCTCAATATAACTTACAAACAAAAACAGATTACTTACATCGTAAGATGTTTCTTGATCCTAACGGACCGGTAACCATACAAAGATTCGAAGAGGTAAAATATAATAAAATTGCAGATTTTGAAAAAACAGCAAGAGGGTTTTTTTGGGTACCAGAGGAAATCAGTTTGACTAAGGATGCACAGGATTTTAAAGATGCTAGTGATTCGGTAAAACACATATTCACCAGTAATCTACTAAGACAAACGGCATTGGATAGCCTACAAGGACGCGGTCCTAGTCAAATATTCACTCCAGTCGTCAGTTTACCAGAACTAGAGGCTCTAATCTATAATTGGACATTTTTTGAGACTAATATTCACAGTCGTAGTTATAGTCATATCATTCGTAATATATATAATATTCCCAAGGAAGTGTTTAATACTATTCATGATACTACAGAGATTATGGATATGGCCACAAGTGTAGGTAAACACTACGACAATCTACATCAACTTAACTGTGTGAAAGAAACAGACAGTGACGAAAATAAGTGTAATGAAGAAATCCACATAAAAGCAATCTGGCTAGCATTAAATGCCAGTTACGCATTAGAGGCACTACGCTTTATGGTGAGTTTTGCCACTAGTTTAGCAATGGTAGAAAATAAAATATTCATAGGTAATGGTAACATTATCAGTCTTATACTACAGGATGAATTATTACATAAAACGTGGACAGGCTGGATAATTAACCAGGTAGTCAAGGAGGATCAACGGTTCGCCCGAGCTAAAGTAGATTGTGAAGTAGAAGTATATCAAATGTATATGGATGTTATACGCGAAGAAAAATCCTGGGCAAATTATTTGTTTAAGAAAGGACCAGTAATCGGTCTCAATGCTAATATTTTAAAAGAGTTTGTTGATTATACGGCAGCGGGTGCATTAAAAGATATAGGAATAAAATATAATCATGCATACCCAAAGAGCACGCCTATTCCTTGGTTTAACAAACATAGTGATACTAGTAAAAAACAAACTGCCCTGCAGGAAAGCGAATCCACTAACTATGTTATTGGAGTAATGAGTGATGCAATAGATTATGAAGAACTACCTATATTATAAAGAAAACCTATGGCAAAAGTAGTATGGGGATAATTTAACTATTGCAAACAGATATCATTTAAGAAGCGGAGAAAGCGGAATGAAAGCTATAGTTTGGAGTAAATATTATTGTCCTTATTGCGATAAGGCCAAGGCACTGCTCAAGATGAGAGGTGTAGAATTTGAAGAGCGTAAAATAGGAGACGGTTATACAAGGGAAGAATTACTAGAAGTAGTCCCTAATGCTCGGACAGTCCCACAAATTTTTATCGACAACCAATTAATAGGTGGATATACAGAATTAGAAAATTATTTTTTTAAAGAGGTGGCTCGATGTTATTAGAAAAAACAAAATTTAAAAAAGGCGATATAATTAGTATAAAACTTATCAGTGGAGAAGAAATTATTGGTAAATATGTTGGTGAAGACGTGACAGATTTAGTAATACATAACCCAAAAATACTAGCAATAACACAGAAAGGACCAGCTATGGCTCCTGTGATGATGACGGTTGAGCCAGATAATGATTATAGCATATCTAAGTCTGCCATTATAC